CATAAATTTAAATGTGTAAATTTTACAAGGAACGTTTTATCAATACCATCCAACCAACCACATACAATTGAGTTTATTGTGCAAAAAAACTTGAAATCAGCAATACTTACCTTATTATCTACCAAAAATACCAACTCTCCTTCATCATTTAATAATGTTTTTAATTCCAAATCAAATTTATTAAACCAATTGTATAATTTCCCTCCCTCACTCATTAACTCTTGTCTCGCTAATAATTTTTCTTCCTTGTCCAATTTAAATGTTGGGTACACTGATCTTAAACAATCCGTTGAGACATCCAACCACATATCGGTTTCGTATCTAAATTTCTGCTTTAACTCCGTAAAATAATATCCCCACATCCTTCCCAAGGCCCGCAAAGTAGGATCACTGTTTGTGAAAATTTGCTTCGAACCCTCCTCCAAAACACCTTCTTGATATTCCAACTCGAACATAGGTAATTGACCCCATCGTGCAGTATCTTTACAAGTTTCCCACCTTTCTTTATCCATATAATTTTCTAATACAGGTTGTCCAATGTAATAACACAACATCACAACAGGTGCTGCTAATCCACCACCTTGCATTTTCCAATTTGTAACAACTACTCTTTCCAAAACTGACATTATATAAATTATGAATTATTTATCTTTATATTTATATTTTAATAATTTTTACATATTCCAAATGTTTTTCGGTGCCATTTCGTTATACCATGTAATTTAATACCTTCTATGTGTTTTTTAGTACCATACCCCTTGTTTTGATTAATGCTATAATTTTCTACTAACTCTGGATGATTATCGCACAAATCGTATATGTATTTGTCCCTCTCTACCTTTGCAACAATCGATGCCGCAGCGATTGATAAATATTTATTATCCCCTTTCTCAATACACGTATACGGTATTATGATATTATTTTGCATATATATTGGGAAATATATACCATCCACCAAAATATGATCTGGTTGTACCAATAATCTATCTAATGCTTTATGCATTCCTTCGTATGTTGCATTAAATATATTTTTTTCATCTACTTCCTTTTCGTCATAATAAAAACTGGTATAATCGATGGCATTTTCTTTTATAAAATCGTATGCTATTAATCTTTTTCGTTCACTTAATTTTTTACTATCTTTAATAAAAGACTGGTTAAATGTTTCGTCGGGTGGTATTATGACAGCACCAACATATACTCTTCCAAACAGTGGACCCCTTCCAGCTTCGTCTATTCCTACTTCTAAAGTGTCTTTCATATAAAAACTTTTCATACTATATTAAATTGATTTTTTCTATTTAATATAATTTTATAAACCCTTTTATAATTTTCTTGGTTGCATCTGGATACTCGTATAACAATTTCCACCAGTTGAACAAACGGCTCTAGATATTATTCTTTTTCTTATAACTATTCCTCTTCCCATGAATCCAGAATAATTTACAACGGATCCCGTACCAGTATTACTTTTTTTGTTTTTCATCATATTAATTCCTTTAGCTCTTCCTACGTTTGGCATTTATAATATATAATTATATTTTTTTTTAGAAGGATTATTCTTTACAACAATCTTCCTTACTTGTTTTTGATCTTCTTTCCCAAGCTCTTTTTATTGCTTTACTTGTTCCTACTGATCCAGTGATAGAATTTGTTCTGGCAACATCTGTTTTTGCAGGTGTAACACGATATACTTTTGAATTGGTTATTGGGACACTTGGTCCATTATATCCATTTTTCACTCTATTATGTGTTAGTGCTGGCATCTTATATTAAATAATACTATTTTTTTTTTATTATATAATATTATATAATGAAATTAAAAAAAATACATATATTTATTTTGTTACTTGCTTCATTACTGTTTTGTTGTATGGGATTTAGTGCATTAGAAGGATTGGCGAACAATGATAAACAAGAATATGATTCTGGTGGAAATAGAATTAATAAAGCTTTAGCTTTAGGATCCAATTATAACCCGATGGACAATGATCCTAATAAAAATAACCAACCATCAGGTTTTAGTCAAGAATTAGCCAATATTCCTAAAAATAAAATTCCAGCAGGAAACGAAGATTTATATATTTTGAAATCACAAATAGTACCACCTGTTTGTCCTAAATGTCCAGATGTTAAAAGATGTGATACAAAACAAGATTGTCCAGCTTGTCCAGCCCCACAGAGATGTCCTGAAAAACCATATGAATGTAAAATGGTTCCTAAATATTCTGATCCTAATGTTACTACACATCTACCCAGACCAGTCTTAAATAGTTTCGATAGCTTTGCCTAAGGACCATTTTCCTTACCATAGATAACACCTTGTCGTTATAATTCTTATAACCCATATTTAAAATATGGGTTATATTCGATTACCAGCCTGAAATAGGTGGAAATTTCCTATCTTTTTTTTAAACATTCCCTATCTATTTCTAAAGTTTTCTCATTACTTTCATCAGGAACAATTCGTATTAAACATTTTGCCTTTTTTCCATATAATGGCTTTGTACATCCTTTTTCCTTTTTATTCTTTCTTGATTTTTTTTTTAAAATACTTGTCATATCTATTGTACATCGTGCTCTAAAATGTTCATATCTTTCACGAACATCGTTATATGTTAAACCTGACTGTTTATTCAACATCTTATTTACCAATTCATGTAAATTAAATACCCACCTTGAAAAGCTTTCCCTATTTTTTAAATCCTTTCCTTTTAATGGTAAATCCTTTAAATTCTTTATTAGGTTTTTTTTACATATACCACACGGTAAAGTTTTTTTCAATAAATATATATATTGTTTGTAAGATTTTTTATCATCCTTTGTAGGGTTTATTGGATAATTAAAAGATATTACATGAAGCGTATGCCACAGACTTGGACCCCATATAGTTGTTAACATACCATCATTGCTTTTGAACTCCTTTTTATTGTATATTTTAGAAGTTTTCTTCTTATTGGTCATACTAAATTAAATATAGATAATAATTTTTTATTTTTTTACATAATCTATTATTTGTTTTGTTACGCAGTCTCCGCTTTTAGCAATTTCTACATTATACTTGTTTTTCCATATTTTACCATATATTTCACTATTTCTAATTACATCCTTTAATCTTATTTCCTTCACTTTACCTTTTTTTACATTCATCATAATCATTTGTATTATAATATATTTAATTTTTAATTCGTTATTAAAATAGAATTAATATACAAATTAATTTTATATATTAATGGACCTAAAATCGAAAATGATGGAACTATTTAATCACAAAATGACAATTTGGTATGTTCTTATATCCCTGTTTACATTCTTAGGTTTAGGTTATTACATTTATCAATCATATGTAAAACCCGCTATTAACCCTACATATGTTGAAAACAGAGAATTAACCGCTGATGATGCATACAGTGATGATAACGTAGCAACTCTTTACCTTTTCAGCACCGCATGGTGTCCACATTGTAAAATAATTACAAAGAAAGAATCAACCGACGAAAAAGGTGAAACGACACCACCAGGTGCTTGGGTTAAAATTAAATCTAACCCTGACTTACAACAAATTAACAATTATAGTATTAATCATATTGAAATAGACGGCGATGATGAAAAATCCGTTAAGGATTGGGAAAATAAATATAATAAAAAAATCGAAGGATTCCCGACAATTATTTTAGTGAAAGGTGACGAAGTTATTGAATTTGATGCCAACCCAACTGAAGAAACGCTTACTACATTTTTAAAAAGCATTGTTTAATCTACTTTTTTTTGAAAAAAAGTAGTTTCTAAAAAGGTAGACGAAACCATATTACCCTCATCCATTTTTTTCCTCCTCAAATCTTTATTTTTTATAATTTCAAATATACCATCCAATCCAATTGTTTCACAAGATATTACTATTTCGTTTTTTAAGATACCTATCGTCTTTCTGCTGTTCCTAAAAATTATTTTATATATTAAACTTAATCCAAATTCTAATATATTTGGTGAGTTATCAAGTTTATTAATTGATTTAATATATATACCAAACGTTTCACTTGCAACCTTTTCTTTTAAACAATATTCCACTGGATAATGTACATTTAAACCACCGTCAAGATGTATTATATTATCTATCTTTTTTGGTTTGAATAATAATGGTAGCGAACAACTACAGTAAATAGCATCTATTAATTTTAAAGTTGGACGAGTCTTATAATTCAAACCAACAGTTTCCATCGTCTCATAATTTACAGTAAAGAAGTTTAATTCTATATTTGAATACTTATAAAAACCTTCTAATGTTATTTCATTTATATTTAACTGTTCCGAATTAAATAAACTATTTAACAATATCAAAAAAAATTTTTGATCAAATAAGCCACATTCTTTGAATGCATTCAAATAAAAGTCCATTTTTAAATTATTATATGCAGTTAGTGGTAAATTTATAAAATAAGACAGTATATCCTTCCATTCTATTTTTAAACAAAACAAAACAGCCACCAATGTACCAACAGATGTTCCCCATATACTTTCTATTTCATCCTTTACTATATATTTTTCATCGATTAATTTATCTATTGACCCTATCATATGGAAACCCTTCCAGGATCCACCAGAAAGTACTAAATTTTTAATTGTCATATATATATTTAATTGTTTATTATTTTATCTTTTTTTCTCGTTAAAAAATAACAATGGAAAATTTTAATGAGAAAATTAATTTAGATGATTTATATTCGACGCAAAAATCTATTGAAGATAATAAAATCAAAATTTATCAAAAAATTCTATATAGAGTACATAAAAAAATAAAATCTACCTCCAAAAATAGAAACTGTGATAAATTTTGTTTCTTTGTTGTTCCTGAATTTGTTTTAGGAATACCTAGGTATAACACCGAAACATGTATAACATATATTATCGATAAACTACTTGATAATGGATTGCAAGTTAGATATACTCACCCAAATTTATTATTTATATCCTGGAGTCATTACATTCCTTACCATACGCGCTTAGATATTAAGAAAAAACATGGTGTTAAATTAGATGGATTTGGTAATGTGATTGATCAAAAAAAGAAAAAAGACGATTCATCCAATATGAATTCTCTTATTTTTAACAATAAAAGTAATATTACATTAGAAAATAAAAAAATTGTCAAAAAAAATTATACCGAAATATCTAGTCATAAACCAACAGGTAATTTAATTTACAGCAAAGATCTATTAAATAAAACCAACGAACCTATGAGTAAATAATTT